CATGTCACTGTCAAACCACATAACATAGTCTGCCTCTGACTTGATAGCTTCCCTTGCGATGTCGTCTCGCGCAGCGTAGATCAGTGAGCCAATCTTAAACATAAGACCAAGCTTACATTCTGGTGCGCCGACTGATGTCAGCCGCGCGAGCGAATCTGCAAATTCTGCGGGCACCTGATTCATGCAGGGCACGCCAATCAGTACTTTTTTCATTCTTTCCTCCCTTCCCGCCGGATTTAATTATTTCGTGATCTTCACGAAGGCGCCCGGCTGGGTTACGCCAATGCCGATGTACTCACGTCCCAGAATCTCGACCAGATCCTCTTTCTTCTTGCTCATCTCATCGAACTTGAAGTCGATTCCTTGACCGTTCGGGAAGTTCGCAGTTACGCCACCCAGATCACCAACGATCGCATAGGTATTACCAGTGGTAGCAGCGCTGTAAGCCTTGATGGTGTTGTTGAAGATGACCGGGCAGCCCTCGAAGATGTCAGTGCCGTAATTGCCATCATACTGCACACCCTTGAACTCAGCGTAGGTCTGCTTGTTCATGATGATGACCGGGTTGCTAACCTCGTCGGACAGCTGACCCAGAGCGGTAACAACGGTAGCCTGACCAATGCTGGACTGAACAACCTTCGGAACACCAACGCAAGTGGTTGTAGAAACGGTTCCGCAAGCCTCGATCTGGCCGATGACCTCATCGGCAGCCTTCTTGGCAATCCGATATGCCAGCTCCTCATAGATGTACTGCAGGAACGCCTCACCACGCAGGTCATACACCTCGTCAGAAATGCTGATCCACTTTTTGATGCTTCTCGGCTGAATAGTCACAACACCCAGTACCAGAGTTTCCTCAGCGACAGCTTCGCCGCCCTCGGTGTGGAACGCAGCGTCAGTACCACTAATCTCAAAACCAACCCTCAGGTTGCCCTTAATGAAGGTTTTCCGAACCTGAGACATGATGCCTTCGTTTTCCCAAGCGTGGCGGACGATGTCCTCGACAACTTCGGGAACCGGAACAGAACCGGACACGTTTTCGGTGAGCAGCGCACGGCACTCGGCATCGTTCTCGCTCTTAATGTACTCTGCAAAAGCGTCTACATACTCAGCAGTGTTTCTTACTTCCATGTTTGTCATTTTTCTCTCCTCTGTTTTGACAACTTCTTCAATAACTTCAGTTACTTCGCCTTCTCCAGCAGCCACAGCAGACCGGATCTCGGCTCTCTTCGCTTCTTCGTTTGCCCTCTCTTCGATTTCCGCGTTAATTGCGCGTACTTCCTCTTCGAGAGCGTTCAGGTCAACTTCGGGATTCTCGACCTCAGTCGCGATCTGGGACTTTCTTTCCTCAAGTTCCTGAACTGACATTTCTCTGATTTCCATTTAAACCTCCGCAAGAATTTTAATTCTCTTGATTTGCTCTTCGCGTTCTTCCTGTAGCCGTCTCTCCGCGGCGCGAGCTTCGATCTCTCCGTCGATTCTCGCTCTAGTGGAAACGCTTAAGCTTGTGCCTGGATTAGCCGGAAAACTAACAGGTGAGACGTCAAACACCTTAGCTATCCGATCAATCACTCTTGTATTTGTGTCGCGTTCGATATGATCTTCCGCAACAGTAAAAGCGAAGGACATTTGCGGGTAATTACCGGCTGCAATGTCTTCATAGAGCTCGCGCCCTCTTCGCGTTCTACCAAGATCGGCCTTGTTCCACAGTCCATGCTCGTCAGTTCCGAGTTCAATAGTTCCTGCGGACGACCGTGCGTAAACCGGACCTTCATGATCTACCCTGAACACAACGTCGCTCATGTCGGCATCATCAAACGCGTGCTCGTCAATTCTTTCGTTCCAGTCTACTCCATCAATTGTCATAAGGGTATACGGCTCAAATGTGCTCGCATATCCTTCGACCATGTAGTTCTTCTCTTCACCCTCGACCTGCTGCGCAAGCCGAATCTCCATCAGTCTGTAATCTCTTTGCTCATTCATCCTCGGTCACCTCCGTGGCTTCATCTCCGAAATGCTGTCCGGTCGCAGCATTTACGAATTCGCCACGAATCGGAATCTTATCACCAATACCACCTGGTAGCGGAGCCATGTTCCAGATCTCTCTGATCTCGTCGATCGTCGCGATTCCACGGTCCGCCCAGATAGCAGCTACCTCCGCCTTCTCTTTATTTGAAAGGTATTGCAGTCTGTTTGCCGTCGCCATAACCTTGTTGCCTGTTGACTGCTCCCTGAAGGTAAACAGCATGCGCGTCATGACTTCGCTAAACTGGATGGCAAACGGCTCAACCGCGCCCTCATAGAAAGCCGACCAAGCGTCACCGAATGCGGCGTTTGTCAGTACGTCCTCATTCACGCCAAAATAGGCATTGACGTTGTCTTGTATGGCTTTCCTTTGGTCAGCGTCAATCACCCACGGTTTGGCTTCGATCTGCTGAATGTTGCTATACGTATTGGGGAACAACAGCATTCCGCCGCCTCTTGCTTTTGAGGAGAAATTCTCCGTAGTGAACCGTTCGCGCTCCTTGACCAAGTCTTCGGCTTTTGCGAAGTTGCTCAGCTGCGCCATGAATCTGTAGCTTGCCGCGTTTTGAACGCCTTCCTTGATAGCCTCGTCGTTGATCTTTACTAGATCGAGTGTCGGAATCAACGCATGGTTCGTTTCCCCGTACAGGTCACTCTTGTATTGGAACTTCGTCATCACGCCACAAAATTCCATCTCAATTGCGGCTTTTTGACCGTTTGAGAAGGAATAGCGCAAATACGGTGTTCCTTTGTACTCAACAGCCTCGACGTTCTCAGGAAGCGGGCAATATACGCCGCTCAACTCACCATAGCGATCATACACTGGTATGATGAATGCTGTGTTGTTAACGTCAAGAATTGTTGAGAGCCTGTACATGAACTGTGACCATGTGTGGAACTCGTTCGGGCCGTGTCTCAATTTCGATTGAAGTGCCGGTCGTCCAGAACCTTGAACCTCAACCTTCAGTTTCGAAATGTGAGTGGCCCGAGCATGAATTGCCGCCCGGATCAACTCGCTCTCATAAATTCCGCCGTGGAATGTGTGAAATGCCGGTTGGTACCCGTTGAGCAGTTTAAACACGCTCTCAAAGTATTCCGGCTCTTTTGGCTTTCTGCCTAACAGCTTGTCCAGAAGTGACATTGTAGCCTCCTAATTTTTCAACTGTTCGTTGATCTCTGAATAATACTTAGCTCTTACTGTAAGCGCGTCAAGCAGTGCAGCCACACCGTCAATGTGCGCGTTTGGTGACAATTTAACCAGCCTGCCCCTTCCTCTCTCCACGTTCATTTTGACCGCTGCGTTGAGAAGATGGACTTTCATTATCTGGTTATCTCCAAAGTTTATCCCGCCGTCCTTCATGACACCTTCAAGCTCCTGCATGATTGGCCAGAGGTTATCCCCTTGGAACACGTCATCAGTATGGAACCCGAACGCGTCGAGGTCTTGGATCAGATATTGGGCTGAATATCTGTCGTATCCAACCTTTAGCGGAAGTATTTCATAATCCTGTACCAGGTTGACCATCCAGTTGTAGCAGTCGTGGTAATCAACAAAGTTATCGCCAGACGGGCTCATAAAACCCCTATCAATATAACTGTAGTATGGCAGCCCGTCTCTTTGCACAGCTTCGTCGATTTTCGCGGCCGGCAACCAGAAGTGTGAGATTACGTTCAGCTTCCCGTCTTTCTCAATAACTGCACAGGCCGCCGTTAAGTCGGTTGTCTGTGAAAGGTCGATTCCAGCTACGCAGTAACAGCCTTTAAAATCCTCCAGCCGAAGCTCTTCACCGCTTACGTTTTCAACAACTTCAGCCGGCAGCCATGCGAGGCTACTGTTCTGCTTCAAACAGGCGTATTTACAAATGAACTCAGCGCGTCTTGAAGCCGATTGCTTCGCGATCTCGATTTCCTCTAACAGGTAATCTTTGGTAACCGATACGCCAAGATTTGGACTAGCTTTTTCAAGCTCATTTATGTCTTTCCACTTGGACATATCATCTATCATGTAAAAGAATGGTAAAAACCGTTTCTCTCCGCTATTTCCCTGAAGCAACGCTGTTCCTCTGGCGATCAGCTCATCATACACACTGTCATTGATATATCCAGAAGTTGTGCAGGAAAGCATGATCGGCTCCGGTCTTGAGCCCATGCCGGATTTCATTACCTCGTACTGCTTTAGTCCCTTATCGCCTTCCCACGCTGCGACCTCATCACAGATAACCAGCGACGGGTTAAATCCATCTGACTTCTTCGCGCTGAAGGCGACTTTTTTCATTGTGCTGTTTGTTCCAGGAAGGAACAAGTCGGATTGTCTATGTTTTACATTCTTGGGATCATCTTCCGCAGCTCGATGGCTTTCTCTTGCCGCCTGTACTGCCGCTTTTCTTTCCTTCCAATCTGGATCGAGCTGGATCATCGTCCAAGTGTTATCATATACAATCGCAGCTTGATCAAGTTTTGGTGCAACATTGTATATTCTCGCTCCGTAACCGCCATCAACCTGTAGCATGTAATTTGCGATAGCTGAGGCAAGGAGTGACTTCCCGTTTTTCCTAGCAATAACGAGGACGATCTCGCGAAATTGCCGGTTTCCTGTTTCTGGGTCGAGCAATCCGAACATTGCGGCGATCATTGCCTTCTGCCACAGTTCGAGCTTGAGTGGACCCGGAGCAAGAGGCCCCTCAACGTGGAAGCAGTGGTTTTCAATCCAATCAATGGCCTTTTCTGCAATTACGTCATCATAAATTATAATTGCGTCATTTAGGCCCTCAATGATGTAATTGTAAACAAGCTTTATCCACTTGCCGACGTTATAGGTTCCGTTTTGGATGCCCTCGTAATATTCTGTGATGTAACTTGCATTCATTGCTCCCTATCTTTCAATAAATCGTTGAAATTCGTACTATTTTGCTGCTTCTCGATAACAATCGCGCGTGATTTGTTTAAATCGAC